CACAGGCCGATCACCCACCGGGAAGCCGCGAGACTGCAGTCGTTCCCCGACGACTTCGTTTTCGTGGGAACGAAGATAGAGATCGCCAGACAGATAGGGAACGCCGTCCCGCCGTTGCTAGCCGCGGCAGTGGCGAAATCGGTTCTGGAACTGTTCGAGTTGAGGGAGTCTGCGTCATACCGGGCCCGAGACGAAGGTTACGAAAGGCTGAGAAAGATGAGTCGGGGCGAGCTTGTGGCATGGGAATGTCGTACTCGGGATGAGGAGGGGTGGGGGGAGGCGATTTTATGCCCTGGCACGGCTACCAGTATCGATATAGCGTGAAGGAAATACGGAAGTCCCTGGAAAACATGGAGGGACTACGGGAAATAGCGATGAGACGTCCGGATTCGGAAGCTGCCGTGCGTTATTACGACATCATCCGCGCCCTGGAATATTCCGGCGTCTCGTTTAGGGAGCTGGAGGTAGCCCTCCTCCGCGCGCGGGGTTATCCTCACTGGGTAATAACCAGGATACTGGGCGTCAGGGAGGAAACGTCCCGAAAAAGGTGGGAGAGGTTCATCCGAAAGATGACAATTTACGTAAACGGATGTCACGAAATGGGCCCAAAATGACCTATATTATATAGGAGGGTTGTTTTAATGGCCCGCAGGGGCCGAATATGACATGTCGGTGGAATATATATGGAGGGCAGCCGTAGAAACCATATGAGTAAGAGGTTGTGTGAGTATCCCGGGTGTGTTAATACTATTAAAAGTGGGAGCCTGTGTCCCGACCATAGGACACGGCGCCCGTCGCCTGCGAAACGAGGATACGACGAGTCGTGGCGAAAGACGAGACGAGAGGTGTTGCGTGAGAACCCCTGGTGCAAGATGTGTGGCGCACCCGCGGACACGGTGCATCACATCGTGCCCATAAGAGGAGGAGGGGGGCATGACCTGGACAACCTGGTGGCGTTGTGTCGGTCGTGCCACAACAGACACCATGGAGCGAGACATCGGGTCGGCGAGGGGTAAGGGGTCGAAATCACGGCAGGTCGGCCGCGCATACCGGCGGCGACCTTTCTTCGGGCGGCCGCGGAATTGACCTGAGGGGGTAAACCTATGAGAGGAAGGAAGCCAAAACCGACACATCTAAAGATCCTAGAAGGGAACCCTGGTAAACGGCCACTTAAAGAACACCCTAAACCTGAGCCGGTAGCTCCAAGCTGCCCGTATTGGCTCTCTCCGCGGGCGAAAAGCGAGTGGCGCAGGATCGCGCCGGAATTGGAAAAGTTGGGGTTGCTCACCAAACTGGATCGCACTGCCCTGGCGGGTTACTGCGAGAACCTAGCTCTGGTGAAAATCGCCTCCCAGGCGATCCAGGATTACTACCACCAACACGGCAAATTAACTTATACGTACGTAAATAAAAGCGGGGCTGAAAACGAGGTGCCGATCCCCGAGATAAAGATAGCCCGCGAAGCCTGGCAGTTGGTGCACAAGTTCGAGACGGAGTTCGGTCTCACTCCCAGCTCGAGGGAGAGGTTGAACCTGCCCGATCAGAAGGAAATCGACGAGTTTGAGGAGTTCCTACGTGGGGAAGTTGAAAAAGCATGACCTAGATCCAGTCACCGCATACGCTAAAGCAGTGGAGTCTGGGGAGATCCCGGCGTGCGAGTGGGTCAAGCTTGCCTGCCGCAGGCATCTGATATTACTGCGGGAGGCAACCAAAAAGGGATATCGATTCGACGTCGAGCAAGCGACCCGGGTAATCAACTTCTTCTTTTTCCTCCGCCACATTAAGGGCGAGTGGGCTGGGACGCGGTTCAACCTTTCTCCTTGGCAGCAGTTTGTGCTCGGGTACATTATGGGCTGGCGCAGGAACGACGGCACCCGCCTAGTGCGCACGGCCTACGTGGAAGTGCCCAGGAAGAACGGGAAGACTACTCTTGCGGCCGGTCTGGCCCTCTACCTCCTCTTGGCGGACGGAGAGCCGGGCGCAGAGATATACGTGGCTGCTACCAAGCGCGACCAGGCCAAGTTAACCTTCGACCCGGCCAGGGAAATGGCCCGCAGAAGCCCAGCCATCAAAAAACGGGTGGGGATATACACCAACAACATCCACGTGTTGGAAACGGCGTCCAAGTTTGAGCCCCTGGGCGCGGACAAAGACACTTTGGACGGGCTCAATATCCATGGCCTCATCATTGATGAGTTACACGCCCACAAGGATCGGGGCATGTGGGACGTGCTCACCTCCGCTACCGGGGCTCGCCGCCAGCCCCTCACTTTTGTCATCACCACGGCGGGTCTCGGAGGGGCACCAACGGTGTGTCGCCAGGAGCACGACTACAGCGAGCAGGTACTGCGGGGCGTGGTCAAAGACGATTCCCGTTTCGTCTACATCGCCACCATAGACCAGGGCGACGATTGGATTGACGAGGCCGCCTGGCGAAAGGCCAACCCGAACTACGGGATAAGCGTCAAGCCGGAGTTCCTCCGCCAGGAGTGCGAGAAGGCCCTAGCGACGCCCGCGGAGCAGAACAAGTTCCGCCGGTACTATCTTAACGAATGGGTGCAACAGGAGACCCGTTTTCTCGACCTTCGGGCCTGGGATGCCAGTGCGGGCCTGGTGAGGCCAGAGAAGTTGGAGGGCTTGGTGTGCTACGGCGGCCTAGACTTGGCGAACCGGATAGACCTGGCGGCTTTCGTACTCGTCTTTCCGCCCCAGAAGGGGGACGAGCACTGGTACGTCCTTCCTTACTTCTGGGTGCCGGAGGCGGCCCTGGTGGAGCGATCTCGTCGGGACCGTGTGCCCTATGACGCCTGGGCCCGGCAGGGGTTCATCCGAACTACCCCCGGCGAAGTTATAGATTATGCCACTATCCGAAGGGATATCCTGGAGCTTTCCAGGCGGTACCGATTCCACCGGATCGGCTATGATCCCTGGAACGCCTTCGAGTTCGCACAGCGCCTCCAGGGGGAAGGATTTGAGGCCATCGAGGTACGGCCCGGTTACAGAACCATGACCGAGCCTACCAAGGAATTGGCCCGCCTAGTGCTGGAAAAGAAACTGCGGCATGGAGGAAACCCGGTTCTAAGGTGGATGGCAGACAATTTGGTAGTCCAAACCGATCCGGCCGGCAATCTCAAGCCGGATAAAGAGAAGAGTCGGGAGAAAATCGATGGGATAGTGGCCCTGATTACCGCGCTCGCTATTGCGATGCGGTACCGAGAGGCCGATACGAGTGAGGGAATAGGAATTACGGTGTTCTGGTGATGGATATCTGGGACTTCCTTGTCTTGTTAGGCGCGATTCTGTGCGCCGCCGGACTCTGGCTTGTCTACCAGCCGGCGGCACTGATCTTCGTGGGCCTGTTTCTAGTGGTGGGAGGCATCGCCGGAGCCCGGGCCAAGGCGCGCGGTAACGAATCGAAGGAGGGTTAATGGGTATATTGACTCGTATATTCGAGACCAGATCCCAATATTCCACCCTGGTAAGCCCGGAGCCTTGGTTGGTCGAGGTTCTAGGTGGCCGGCCTACGGCGACCGGTATCCAGGTATCTCCGACCGGTTCCCTGGCGGTTTCCGCCGTGTATGCGTGTGTGCGGGTATTGGCCGAGGATTTAGCGAAACTCCCCCTCCATCTCTACCGCCGCCTTCCCGGCGGGGGGAGGGAGAAGGCGACCGAGCATAAGTTGTATGATATACTACACCGGCAACCCAATCCTATGACCACTTCGTTCTCCTTCCGGGAGGCGGCTCAGACTAGCGTCTTACTTTACGGTAATGCCTATGCCTACATAGACTGGGGCCCGGATGGTTACGTGCGGGGCCTCTGGCTCCTCGATCCCAATCGGGTCATTGTCTATGGAGCTCGCGACAACTTCGGGAGGTTACAGGTCAGCTACGGCTACATGCCGGATACGGGAGGAATGGCCCACATCGACGCGCGGAACATACTACACATTCCGGGCATGTCCTTCGACGGCATCTGCGGGGTGAGCGTCATCCGATACGCTCGGGAAAACATCGGCCTGGCCATGGCGACGCGAGAGTTCGGGGGGCGATATTTTGCCAATGACGCCATGCCCGGAGTGATTGTGTTCTCTCCCCGAAGGCTGACGGAGGAAGAAAAGGCCGCGGTGCGGGAGGAATTTAGGAAGAAATATAGGGGCGTGGAGCGCAAGTTCGAGTTAGCTATCCTCGAGACGGGTTGGGATTTCAAGACCATCCCCATGCCCCTCGAGGATGCCCAATTCGTGGAGTCCCGGAAGTTCGAGGTGGAGGAGATTGCCCGAATGTTCCGGGTGCCCCTCCATAAAATCGGGCACTTGGAGCACGCTACGTACAGCAACATCGAACAGCAATCGATCGAATACGTTACTGACGCCCTGGAATCCTGGTGTGTCCGGTGGGAGCAGGCCATGTGGGCCAAACTCCTCACCGAGGAGGATAAGCGGCAATATTACCCACAGTTCAACCTGGATGCTCTTATCCGGGGTGATACCGAGAGCCGGTATAACGCCTACTCGAGGGCCATCCTCTCCGGCTTCCTCACGCCGAATGAGGTGCGGGAGCTGGAGAACCGAAACCCGCTTCCCGGCGGGGATACGGTTTGGATGCCGGTGAACATGACCCCGGCCAGCGGCCAAATGGCG